TTTTAAGCGACCAAGGGTTAACCAACTGATAAACAGCGGGTTAACCCTTGTCAGGTCGGGATTACTGGAGCATTTTTCGGGATTCATCATTTTGTATGTGCTTGATTATCAACTTGTTTCGATTTTGTAAAATGAGGGTTTTTACGGGTTTTTGACTTGTTTTTCGGTGTCAGAAAAGAGGACAGAGAGTTTTTCCTTCAGCGTGGCGTTCTCGGCGATGAGTTGGCGGTTCTCTATCTTCATCTCGCGGTATTCATCGAAGATGAAGCGGAGAGCGGATGGAGCTGCGGGCGTGGCGGATTCTCCATAAAACATGGGCGATTTTCCCAAGAAAATATAATACAAATTTATGGCAGGGAATGCAGAGAAAATCTTCTGAACGTCGATTTCCTTCACATAGTCGCCCAGGTGGTTGAGCCAGTCCTCACGCAGTCCGCAGGCCATGCAGAAGGCGCGGTCGCTGTATCCCATCTGGCGTGCTGCCTTCTGCAGGCGTGACTTGATGCTGCTCATGGTTTCTGCATTTTCTCGATGATGGCAATCAGGCGGTCGATCTGTTCCTGGCTCTTTGCGTTTTGAGCGTCGCGGGCCTGTATGATGTCGAGCAGTCGAGGGTCGCAGGACTGCGTCCCCTTGAAGGCCGTGCTGTTGTTGATGGCCGAGATGATATCGCCATCGGTGTAGAGTTCCGCCACCCTCACTCCTATGATATCACAGATTTGTTCGATGAGTTCTGATGAGACGTCATCGGTGTTGAGCTTAGCGGAAAGGTTCTGCTGGGATTGCTTGAGTTCCTTGGCCACACGCTTCATCGTGAAGCCCTTTTTCTTGATTTCGTATTTAATTCTTTCGCCGTCCATAATCAATCAATTATTTGTTTTTGTTGGTTAAAATTTGTAAAATTAACAAGGAATAATTTGATTTATCAAAGTTTTCTTTTATTTTTGCAACGAATTTCGTAACTAATTTCGTTACGAAAATAACAATAATAATTGAAAAAACAAAGAAATGGACGTTTTTCTGATTAAAAAATTCTACGAAGGCCTTGACCGTGGCGAGAAGGGAAAGTTCCTGCTATGGCTTCAGGCGACTCTTGAGATCTCACAGTCCACTGCCATCACCCGTATCAACAGCGACGGATGGCGGAACGTGGAGCGCGATGCCGTGATGACCGGCATCGACAACGGCACATGGAAGCAGTGATCATCATTATACTACGGGTGGGCAGGCTGTGCGGTCGGTTCCGCGAGGAAGTGGCTATAAGTGCAGTGCCCACATTTTTTACACTTCAACTTAGAAAAAAATATGAGAGTAGCAGAATTTGAGCAATCTATATATGCGAAGGGCGCACGTATCCTCGAGATGCGACTATACCACAACCATGTGAAGAACGCCTTCGGGCGCATCGACAACAAGGTTGTCATCTGGGACGACCAGGGCTATGCCTTCTCCGCCATCATGCCTGATGGCATCGACGATGAGGAAGCGCTCGAGAAGATGAACCGATACCATTATGACCCAGACCCCGAACTCAACCTCGAATTTTGACGACGGCTACTACGACCGAGTGGCCACACTGCTGTCGAGGATGGAACCAGGGCAGTCCATCACCATCACGAAGATTGTGAAGCCCGAGAACCGGGAAAAGTTCATCGAGTGCTTCCGCCGTTTTGCCGGACTCGCACTTAACGGTCCATATTGGTTCGACTGGGACGATGAGAAGATGATCATCACCAAGCACAAGCGATTTTGGTGAGTTTTTTAAAAGTATTATGATTAAACCAACCGACAAAGACCGTATTTTGGAAGCCATTGACCAGAGCGGTCTTGACCAACTCATCGGCAAGGACATCCAGCTGTCGAAGAAGGGCATCCGCTATTATGCGCGCTGCCCCTTCCACCGCGACAAGGGCCCGAGCTTCGTGGTGTTCAACACGCCACGAAAGGCTGGTGGCCATGCCGGATACTACTGCTTCGGCTGCCACAAGGGAGGCGATGCCATCTCTTGGATGACCGAATACCATGGCATGAGCTATCAGGAGGCCTGCCACCATCTCGCCGAGCTGAGCGGCATCGACGTGGACGATGGCGAGATGACTGACGAGGAGCGGGCCTCGATGCAGCGTGCAGAGAACATGAAGAGCGCGCTCGAACAGGCTGCCCGCTGGTTCGAGCAACGACTGGCCGACGACATCGCCCATGAAGGCGAGGTGAGCGCCATCCTGAAGGAGCGCGGAGGATACTCCCCCGAGGCCATCAAGACCTACCGTCTGGGCATCAGCGGCAAGCGCAGGGAGATGACCGAGGCCCTCACGAAGAACGTCTCCACCGACACGCTGAAGGCTGCCGACCTCGTCCGCTACGACGAGCGGTGGCACGAGTATCAGGACAAGTTCGGCGACCGCATCATGTTCCCCTACCTCCGCATGGGCAAGGTGGTGGGCTTCACCGGGCGCAAGATCATGCGACCATCCGAGAAGACCAACTACAAGTATGTGAACACCGGAGAGACCGAACTTTTCAAGAAGGGCGACAACCTATGGGGACTCTCTCAGGCCACCGCAGCCATCAAGGGAGCAGGGAAGGTCTACATCGTGGAAGGACAGTTCGACGTGCTCGCCTGTTTCGACAAGGGCCTGCGCAACGTGGTGGCCGGAAGCGGTACCGCCTTCACCGAGGCGCAGCGCAAGGCCATCAAGCGCATGGCCAGCGACATCACCTTCATGCTCGACGGCGACGATGCCGGTATCCACTCCACCCTATCCCACATCCCCGAGATGCTTGGCGAGGGAATGAACGTGCGCTGCGTGCTGATGCCCGAAGGAGTGAAAGACCCCGACGAGCTGTGCCACCAACTCGACGCCGACCTGCCCGTATGGCTCGCCAACCACGAGATGTCGTTCGTGGAGTATATGCTGCAGCCCCGCGTGATGGGCGAGAGCAGCACCGACATGGTGAAGATGGCCAGCCACCTGAACGAGGTGCTGAAGACCATTGCCCTCGTCGACGACGGCATGCTGCAGCGTGCCTACATCAAGCGAGTGGCAGAGCTCAGCGGACAAGACCACGATGTGGTGCTGCAGCAGTTCCGTGCCATCCGCAAGGGCATGAAGGCCGAGCAGCGCGACGACATCTCGCCACGTCTGGAGGGCGTCGACGAGGCAGCCAAGTGCATCGGCGATGACCATGATGCCGTTGAGATGGTGACCTCGTGGGACCAGTTCATGCAAGGCTTTGAGGAGCGCCCGGTGGTGATGGCCGTGGGTGTGCCTGCCGACAGCGAACTGCAGAAGATACGCACACTGAGCAACACCATCCGCGTGATGATGCCCGACGAGGAAGTGTCGGCAGAGCGCGAGTCGGGCGACCTGCTTCTGCTGAAGGCCCTCTACCGACTCGGCTATCAGATCATCATCGGCACCGCCAACGCCGACGAGGACTTCCTCTCCTGGTACATCAACATCTACACCTCGCTGCTCAGCGAGAGCGGTGAGGACGCCACCGAACTGGAGCGCGACACCTACATCGACCGCTGCGCCGACATGATAGCCTTCGCACCCACCGCCAAGCGGGTGCGCTCGATGGCGCGGTGGGCATCCGGTTTGGGCATCTCCACCACTGCCCTGAAGGAGAGCGTGAAGGTCATCGTGTCGGAGCATGCTGCAGCAGCCGGAGCCAAGACCTACACCCCCGACGAGTCGGAGGAGGAGTTCGACTTCAAGGATGGCAGCAATACCGTGCCCGACTATGTGACCAACAACCCCGACTACGCCTACATGCTTCGCCGTTTCCATTTCTACCCACGGCTCAACAAGAAGGACGAGCCCGTTTGCTACATGTTCCAGAACGGCGAGAGCGACAGCTACCATCGTGTGTGCGACTTCTTCATGGAGCCTCTGATACACATCTACGACAAGGACCCCAACGAGAACAAGCGCATCGTGAAGCTCTACTCCATCAACCGCCATCTCGACGGCTCGCCCGTCAAGCCCAAGTATGTGGAGTGGACCACCGACACCTTCACCGGTACCACGCAGCAGCTGAAGTCTGCCCTTAAGCGTGAGGGTCCATACAACCTCGAATACGCCACCTCCAAGGGCATGGAATGGGAGACCGTGGAGACATGGATGTCGCTGCGCTTCAAGGAGGCCTTCAGGCTGAAGACCCTCGGGCAGCAGAAGGAAGGATTCTTTGCATGGTCGAACGCCATCCTCTGCCCATCCGACAAGGACAAGGACACCTACGAGATACGCTTCCTCGACAACCTCGGACTCGTCAACTTCAACAAGCAGATATACTACTGCCCCGCCTTCTCGGAAATCTACACCAACGACCGCATCGACGATGACCCCTACGAGCAGGACAAGTGGCTCTTTTACGAGGAGACCCCTACCCCACGTCGCATCACCTTCGAGTATTGGGCCAAACTCTTCGACGAGGTCTACCGCATCAACAACAACGGCAAGTGGGGCATCCTCTTCGCCATCATGAGCGCCTTCCGCAGCGAGATATACCCAAGGGAAGGCAAGTTCACCGCCCTTTTCTTCATGGGCCAGACATCATCCGGAAAGAGTCAGGTGGCCACCAGCATCAGGGCTCTATGGATGAAGCCATCGGTGCCCATCTCCAATCTCAACCAGATATCCGAGGCAGCCTTCTTCTCGATCCTGGAGCGATACCGCGACATCCCATGGCTATTCGACGAGTACAACGACAAGGACATCTCCAACGAGAAGTTCCAAGGTCTGAAGGCACTCGTCTACGATGGCAACTCGAAGCAGAAGCGACGGTCGGCCACCGGCAACGACATCGTGTCTACGAAGGTCAACACCTCCATCGTGCTGATGGGGCAGGAAGCCCCGCAGCGTGACGACAACGCGCTGGCCAACCGTGTCATCCTCTGCGACGTGCCCTCGCACGATTTCACTCACGACCGCCATGCCACCGAGATATTCGAGGAACTGAAGGGATACGAGCGCGACGGTCTGTCGTACCTGCTCTGCGACATCCTGAAGATACGGCCCATCATCCGCCAGCATTTCACCAACTACCGCAAGATGTGCAACGACGAGCTGTCATCACGCATCGTCATCTCCGGAGGCCGTGCCGGCGACCAGACCCGTATCGTTCACACCGTATCGTTCTTCTGTGCCATCTGCAAGATTATCGAGGACAAGTGCCCGCAGCTGAAGTTGCCGTTCACCTATGCCGACTTCCTGAAGCTGGCCATCGAGAAGGTGACCTATCAGGTGGAACTGCTCTCGCATACCGACAAGGTGTCCACGTTCTTCGCCTCCATGGACTCGATGCTCGACCGCAAGATCCTGGTATATGGCCGCGAGTTCCGCATCGAGCGCTACAAGGACCGCATCCTGAAGCTCGACGGAGGCGACAAGGCCATCCCCGAGGGCACCCGTCTGCTCTACCTCTGCGTGAAGAACGTGCACGACCTCTACCGTCGCGACAAGGTGAGCGACGAGCCCATCTCGCGTCAGACCCTCATCACCTACCTCAAGGCCAACCCCGCCTACATCGGCACGAAGAAGGGCGTGCGTTTCACCTGGCAGGAGCCCGACTATGTGGCCCGCACAGACAGCCAGGGGCACGAGGTGGATGGCGCGATGCTCACGATGAAGACCGAGAGCAAGGTGAACTGGTGCCACGTTTTCGACTACGACCGCCTGCAGGTGATGATGAACATCGACCTGTTGCGTGACCGTAGCGAGGAAGCACCAGAGAACCCTGACGAGATGCCTTTTTAGGTTTGAGGTTTGAGATTTATCATGCTCCGCATGATGAACATCGGCGGCGCCTCGGCAATTAGAGCAAGCTCTATTGCTCTCGGCTTGCACGATGTTTGAGATTTGAGATTTTCTGGATAGAATACTTCATGACTATAAGTATGTGTTTTTGGTTCACAGCGGTGGACACTTTGATTTTCTCATCACGATGCCGTGAGGCATATCTTTCATATTTATACTTCTTTTATTCTACTTATTAAATCTGGACACATCACACCCTGCCTCTTGCGACAAACCGCAGGTTTTTAACTGACATTCATAACCAAACCATAACAATATGAAAATTTACAGACACGATTACAGCAAGCCAAGCGAAGCCGATAATCTGCTCTACAAAGCAGAACGATTTTGGGCCAAAGGCTTTTACCTTCAAGCAAAGAAGCGCATCAATCAGGCAAGCCTGCTATTGAGACAGTATCTCGCAGGGGACAACATGATCATCGACCGCGATGCCATCGGCTTAATCAAGGCCGAGGACTACTTCGACCACGACCAGCTGTGCTTCATCCGCGACGAGTTCTCGTGCATCATGGAGAAGACCAATAATGCGAACGGCGAGCTCGACATCATCAACAAGTGCTGCCGTCTGCTCGAAGACCCAGAGTTTGAGAGTTATGAGGAGTTCGAGAAGAACACCTCGGGAACATGGGCTGAGAAAAAGATAGAGGAGAAAGGAGGCAGGCCATGATAGTGATAGAGAGCGAGACCAAGCGGCTGCTCATCAACGAGCGGGAGACGACCTGCGTGCTCTACGACAAGGAGGAGAAGGTTGCCTGTGTGAACTACGCCAACGCCCTGCCGCAGAGGATACCCGACGTGACGGCCATCAGCTACACGAGCGAGAGCTGTCCGGCATGCCTCACCAATACCGAGGAGGAGATAATATGAACCCACTCAACTGACTCATCCGGGAGATAGATGAAGCTCGACCGCCTGATGAAGCGCGGCTGGTGGAACCGTCTGTGGAACAATATATAAGAAAAACAATGAAACAAGTAATATAGGAGGAACAACAATGAAAGAACTGATAGATAAAGCAGAAGTAGTAGCGGAGATAAAAAGTCTAATGTGCCCTACATTTACGAACTTTGATGAAGGAGTTAATGCAGCAGCTAAAACTCTTCTTGAATCTATTGACACCCTTGAGGTGAAAGAAGCGGATTATAATGATTGTATTCACAAAGATGCTTTCATTGACAAGGCTTGTGAGTGGCTAAATAACAATCTCCCTCTATATTTTGAACAAGTCAATGTCGATAACACTGATAGGTTTATTAGAATATTCAAAAAAGCAATGGAGGAACAACAAAGAGCGGAATGATCAAACCATAAAAAAATAGCGATTATGAAGCAATACAAAATTAAAGGATATGTGGCTGCGCGAGACGATATGAACGACCCTAAAGGCTTCATGATGCCCGAAGGGTGATACGAACACGAATTATCACGAATTATTCAAAAATTAGGAACTATGAAAATTGAACAACTTCACCGTGAATGGTTCGCATACAAGAGCCAGCGCGTCAAGCCTTCATCATTGGCAACTTATGAAAATGCCTATGTCTTATATGTGGAGCCATATTTTACCGACCTCGATATGAGCAAGGGTGTGAACAATAAGCAGATGAATGCTTTCATAGAATATCTGATACAATCAAAAGGACTGAGCCGCAAATCAGCACAAAATTGCAAGATTGTACTTGGCAATATGCTTAAATTCGGAAGCAGTGAGTATGATATACCACTCTACACATACAACATCGAATATCCGACGGCAAGCATGGAACGAGGGCACGACCTCCAATTCTTTAACAAAGAGCATTGCAAGAAAGTATTTGCAGAGATGGAGAGCAACCCCAGCAGCCAACTTTTGGGAATGGTCATCGGTCTGACAACTGGAATGAGAATCGGCGAGTTGGTGGGATTGCGTTTTGAGGATTGCGACCTTCAAGAAAAAACGATAACCGTAAACCGAACCATTGAGCGCATACTCACCACACGCGGAAGTCAAAAGATAAACCTTTCGGGTGTGGACGTGTTGAGCGAATCGAAAAACAGCGCAGTGGTGGCCAACCAACCCAAGACAGCGACAAGCCACCGCACCTGCCCACTGTTAGCATTGCCATTCAAATGGATCAAACTATATGGGAAGACGAATCCAAAGACACGTTACATCATCGGACTGTCGGACAAGCCAATAGAGCCAAGGACATATCGCAACTGGTATTATCATGAACTGGAACTGCTCGGACTTCCGAAACTTCACCCTCATTGCATGCGCCACACCTTTGCAACGCAAATGCTTCATAGCGGCGTTGACCTTGCGACAACGGCAAGCATCCTCGGCCATTCATCGCCAACCATCACACTGGAGATTTACAGCCACACCAACGAGGACGAGAAAAAAAAGAAAGTGAACGCCGTATTTGGCAAAATGTTTAAACAATGAAACATTATGATGGCAAAAACCCTGCCAGACTCTATGTTGATTGTCGTGATTATGTATTGCGATGTGTGATGATACGATGCTATCCAATAAGGCGAGAGGAAGCAGAGGACTGCGTTTCTGATGCTTTTGCTGAATTGCTCCAAAACGAAGCGCAAAACCTTACAAACTGGGTGTGGCTTAGTGTACGTCGTGGCTTCTCATTCTTCCAGCGATACCGCAATAGGTTTGAGAATGTAAAGCAACTTCCAGACATAAAGACGTATTTCATCGAATATGTGGAAACATATCGACCAATTGAATGTATCAGGCGAAAGAAAACGAAAGAAGTGGTGAGTTTGGCATTTTCCGACTACGACTATGAAGATATTGCGCAAAAGACAGGAAAGACACGTAAGGCTGTTGTCAATATTATGCACCGTGCAAGAATTACCATAGAAAAGGACTTGGAAAACGACGTTAAGAAATATCACGGAAATGACAGGCATCGCACAGCATCTTTTCATCAACTAAGATTCGGGCATGACCCGAAAAGAATTGAAATCAGAAAACAACAAGCAATAAGAAGGAATGAAAGCAAAATGCATCAAAACCGACCACTTTAAGATAATGAATGTCGGAGAAACTTATGAGGTCTATGAAAAAGGCCGCTGTTGGATGGTCATCATTCCAACAAGAAAAAGACATTTGGCCATTGGAAAGCATTTTTTCAGCAGGCACATGGAGTGGTGCAACAATTAATGACCAATTACATGGTAATTCGTGTTAAACTATGACCCAACAAGAAATTATCCAAATCGCCAATGAAATAAAGGCGAGTTTCAACAAAGAAGTTATCAAAGGCATCGAATTTCCTACGCTTGTAAACAAGCGCACACTCGAAGACATTGGAATGGGTGTGATATTCCAACTATCCACAAAATTCGACTACAACGAAGCAACCATCATAGAATGGAAAAACAAACTTGGCGCAGATGATTGGTATATCAATGTAAAGCGCAATCAACTGTGGCTTACTTATTACATTCACTTTTAAAAAATCACAATCACAGGAAGACAATGACAAGAGAAAACGAACAAGCAGTAAAAGAACTGTATAATCAAGGCATAAACCCAGAGGATATAGCCGATGAACATGTTAGACCAATGACCGACAACGACTACACCCTCACCAGGCTGCGCATGCAGCGCGAGGTTCTTCTCGACCTTCTGAAGGAGTACCGAGGCAGGACCATCGACAACATCATCGACAACATCAACCAACGAATTAACTATTATGAAAGTCATACTTGAGGTATCAGAGAAGGCCATCAAAAAGGCGAAAGCCATGATACTTTTCCAGACAGACGTCGACGAAAAAAGAGTCGACTGGGCCATAGAAGAGTGCAAACAGGAGGACGTGACCGAGATACAGGATGCGCCAATGGGCTTTACTATGCTTGAAAATAGCATGAAACTGCAAATCGGCTTCGCTGTTCTCGCAATAGTTCAAAAATTAAAGATTTTAGATGATGAATAGACCAAAGATCATTGAGGCATACATGGTGCCTGAGGGTAACGTCTCTCCAGACATACTCAAACTGCCATGCGTCAGCGGTGCCACCAAATTAGGAGATGGAAATACCGAGTACACATGCAAGAACGATTACTTCTGCGGTCACGAGTATGCACGCAATTCCGACTACATCCGCAAGGCTGATGACGGCAAATGGTTCGTCCTCAGTGCAGAGGAATACCACAAATATAACCTGAACCTATAGCGAGTCATATCAATGACGTGTCAATATTGTTTACTGTATGGGGGGAGAGGGCAAAAGGCCCTCTCCTTTTGTCAGCTGCCCATCCGGAAGCCCCGGACAGGCAGACCGCAGACAACGATTTTTCAAAAAATGAAATTTTGGCGAAAATCAAACACAACAACACAACAACACAACATTTTGGGTATAATAACCAACAGTGGGATAAGGATTAATGGATATAAAACACTATATTTCAGTACTTTATCGTTATTATTATACCGTGTTGTGTTTGTTGGGTTCTGTTGGGTTTGTGTTGTGTTTGTGTTGTGTTTTGCCCCGTTTTGTTGTGTTTTGAATGTTAAAACGCTTTTTGGCCGAAGTGTTAAAAGTTGTAAATGTTGTGTTCTGAAAACCGAAACCCAACAAAAGCCAACACCTGATGAGGGGGTAACACAACGATACCCAACAGAACCCAACAGACACAACACCCTGTTTGTAGAAGCAAAAACCGCATCAATACTACATTTTAACAAATGAAAGGTTTTTTAATGTTGTGTTGTTGTGTTTGTTTTGCAGAAAACACATGGATATATAAAAATGTGTCCGCACACGTTTGATGATGATTGAGTGACTTTGACAAAATAAATTATCTATGAAAAAGAAGAAAGACCTTTTCCGCGTCATCGTGCCATGCAAGGGATATGTGAAGGCCTACCTGCTGGCCAACTTCAGCCGTCCCGATGACGATTGGCCCGAACTGATAAATTTGTCCTCCGACAAGCCCCTGCACGACTATTTCATCTCGCTGCTCCGCAAGGGCGACGAGCATCACGACAGTCAGCTGAAGGGCACCCGCTACCGCTACCAGGTGAGCATCGAAATCACCTCCGACCAGTTCCTGCGCTACGGATGGCTGCTGACGATGACCGACACGATGCGGTTCAATGGCATGTTGGAGCGTCGTGTGAAGCACATGCTCTACTCGTATGTGGGAGCGCTGCGCGTCACCGGCATGCCGCTGATGGAGTGCATCCGCCGTTTCCGTGAGCGCACGCATATCCAGGAATGGATGTGGGATACCGACAGCATCCGGAAGGATCTGCAGCGCCACCTGGTCTACGACCCCGGCATGATGGAGGATTTTTTGAGAAAAATCGAGCAAAATGTCTGGGCAACACTGTCCAAATGTGGGACGGTGACCGACATGGGTCTCCAGAATTATACCGACGAATATGATAGATCTGAATTTTGACTTCAAGACAGTGGGTGGCGTGGCCAACATCTACGTCATCCCTCCCAGCGCCTTCGGTGGCATCACCACCAACTACGCCACGAAGCGCCACAGCATCCAGGTGACCAGTTTCACGTCCGTCATCCGCATTCCCCGCTATGCCGACGAGACCTTCTCTTTCGGCGAGAGCCACGGGCGTGACGAGCATGGCGACTACTGGGAGCCCATCGTGCAGGGCGTCATCCCGAAGGCCTCGCTCGACAATGCCGACATCATCGAGACCCTTGAGCGTGGCGAGTGGATAGTTCTCACCCAGGATCACAATGGTGCTGTGCGCGTGTGTGGCGATGCCGACACGCCCCTCTTCTTCTCCACCGATGCCGGCAGTGGCAGTGCCTACACCGATCGCAACCAGACCGCCTTCACCATCTCCGGTCGTCTGGGCCATCCGTCGTATGTCCTCGACTATGAGCTCTGAAAAATTTTCTACTTTTGCTGCTTTTGGGGGGTAGGCTGTCACGGTCGCCCCCCAAATTTTTCCTCAAATTTGCAAGACATCAACAATACGATACTATGCACAAAATCAAATTACAAGGCGAGATAGACAGCTGGGGATACGCCCGCTATCTGCTCGAATACGACTTGCGGCAGGTGCCTGAGGGCGAGCCTGTGGTGCTGGAGATAGACTCTCTCGGAGGCGACGTGATGGAGGCCATCAGCATCAGCAACATGCTGAAGGAGCGCGGCAACGTGACTGCCCACATCGTCGGTTTCGTGGCCAGCGCTGCCACATGGCTCTGCTATGGGTGCGACAAGGTCATCATCAACGACGACTGCGCCTACCTCATCCACAAGTGTAGCAGCTACATCGACGCCTGGGGCATGATGAACGCCGACGAGCTTGACGCGCTGATCGAGAAGCTGAAGAGTGAGAAGAAGAGCAACGAAGCAATAGACCTCATCATCGCACAGAAGTACGCCAAGCACTCTAAGGGCAAACTCGATGTGAAGGCTGCCTTGAAGCTGATGAAGGAGGATCGGTGGATGCTGCCTGAGGAAGCACTCTCCCTCGGCCTTGTCGACGAGGTGAGCGAGGAGCACGTGCTGGCCAAGAGCAACTATGCCGCACGGCTCCATGTGATGAACTCGATGGCCGGCATGCCCAAGTTGCCCGAGAAGTTCATGGAGAAGGACGGACGCCCCGAGCGCTTCAAGTTGCACGATCCCGATGGTGACGACACCACCGTCGAGACGGTCGACAAGAAGTCGTTCGTGCAGCGCGTGAAGGAGGCCCTCACCGAACTGTTTGGAGGCAGCGTGGCCATGTTGGCCCGCACCGCCGACTCTGGCACCACCGTCCTGCCCAAGGTGGAGTATGCCAGCACCGAAGATGACAGTGTAGTAAATCAGAAAATAGAAGTGATTATGAACAAGAAGTATCAAACAGTGAACCAGTTCCTCGCTGTCGAAGGCATCGAGGAGCAAGACGGGCGCCTTTTGGTTCCCGCCGACGACATGCAGAAGATTGACGACCGTCTGCAGGCAGCCGATGGGCTCCAGCAGAATGTCGACACGCTCACCACCGAGCGCGACCAGGCACGCCAGTCGCTCGCCGACATGGAGGCCAAGATCGACGCCCTCTCGCCCGAGATAGCCGGCAAGGCCAACCTCGCCGAGAAGTTGGACGCCATCAAGGACCTGCTCGCCAAGGTAACCAACGTCACCACCGAGGTGCATGCCCAGAACGAGGGCAACGGCCATCAGGAGGAGGAGTTCGTCTCCGACCCCATCAACAGTGTGGTGCAAGCCTACCGAAGATAGTTTTCTCATTTTTCTCTAATTTAATTGTTTAAGTGATTATGGCTGAAATCAAGAAAGTCAAGAATGTGCAGGCTCCTCTGGCCACTGCGACCAGCATGGACCTGACAGCCCCCATCGACATCCAGGCCGTCATCGGTGCGGTGAAGCTCCACGAGGACCTTCTCACCGCCATCGACATGCTCGACGCCGGTGAGGTGCTCAAGCATGCCTATGGCATTCCCGGAGTCACCGACTCCATCACGCTGGGCCGTGTGGAGAACGGCTCCGTCAGTTCAATGTACAACGGTGTCTTCATCGGTCGCAACCAAGCCGGCAAGCTGGTGCCCCGTACGCTCACCGTTTATCCCGTCAAAATCGAGGAAGCCGACGAACCCGAGCGCTACCGCCGCACCTACGTCACCGAGGTGCGTGGTGGTCTCTACGACGGTGGCCACCCCTTCGAGGTATGGCTCATCGACCACGTGCTGAAGCTCGCCTCCAAGGATCTTCTCAACGTGCTCTTCACTGCCAAATATGACTCCACCCAGATCAGCGGCTCTGCCAACACCGACATCAAGCATGCCTTCAACGGCTGGGGGGCCATTGCCTGGGATGAGATCACGGCTGCCACTCCCACCATCAGCACCGCCATCGGCAACATGTTCGCCACCGGCGTGATGACCAACCAGAACATCGGCGACCAGCTGCTTGCCATGTGGCGCAGCCGTCCCGAGACCTTCCGTCGCAAGAACTCGAAGATCTTCATGAGCGCCGACCTCGTCGACATGTACGTCGACTGGTACGAGGCCAAGTACACCTTCGTGGCTGGCGTGGGCGACGACGAGAGCCATCCGCTCTACCTGCGTGGCACCCAGAAGCGCTGTGAGATTGTTCCGGTTTACGGACTCGCACCACAGAGCCAGTTCGTCCTCCTCACCACCCAGCGCAACATGTGCTACGGTTTCGACAAGGAGAGCGACATGAAGACCGTGAAGCCGTTCAACAGCGGCAATCCCTACTGGTTCACCATGGCCGGCAAGTACTTGTTCGGCACCCAGTTCGCCTCTATCCACAAGAGCGAGTTCTGCGTCAACGACCGCCGTCTTGCTCCCGACTACATCGCTGTGACCTCTCCTTCCGGCAACCCGAAGACTCAGGGCTGGTACGTGAAGAGCGGCAACGACTATGTGGCTACCACTGACACCTCCGTGCAGCAGGGTACGACCTATTACGCCTGGACCATCTAAAAATTCCCGACCATGTCATATTGTGTTAATTTAGCAAACATCGACAGTAACGTCTCCTGCGCCGAGTCGGCCAACATGGGCGGTCTGGTGCCCAGGCTCATATTCGGCTACTGGGACGACGTGGCCACCTGGCCCGACCTGCCCGACCAGGTAGCAGCGGGCGGCGTGTCGCTCGAGGCTGCCGGCGTCATCACTGGCGACGTGGTGATGGCATCCATCGCCAAGGCCTTCCAGCTCTACTTCACCGAGGAGGTGGGCTCGTTCTCCATCGCCCCTCAGGGCGACAAGGGCAACATCTCGTTCCTCTACACCCTCACCTTCATCAACAAGCGCATCCGCAAGAAGATTCTCGGCTTCCTCAACGCAGCCAAGAACCGCAAGATGTTCTTCATCGTGCAGGATGCCAACGGCACATGGTATCTCATGGGCGACAAGTACCGTGGTGCCATGCTCACCGCTGGCGAGGGTGCCGTCACCGGCACTGCATCGACCGATGCCAACCAGGTGACGAGCGTGTTCACCTACGTATCGCCGGGTGCCTACACCTACGAGGGCGACACCGAGGACCTTCTCTCGAACCTGACACAGGGTGGCGGCGGCACGCAGACAGCCGGATAGCCCTGCGGCAAGAGTCTTCTTCTGAAATCACTGGGGTTCCGAAAGGAGCCCCTTTTTCGTGTCCTTCCGTATCGCCAAAATAGTCGCTACCTTTGGCGTGGCAAAAATGAATTATCTATGGAGTTTGACAACAACTATTTCACCGTGCGCGAGCAGGCCATCAGATGGCTCAACCGCGACGTCAGCAAGCGTGACTTCGCCCAGGGTCTCTCGATCCTGGAGCGCATGCGCTTCAAGCCCCTCCTCTGCCGCCGTCTGCGCATGCACAAGGAGAGCCCCACGACGATGGCCATCCTCACTGCTGCCCTTCGCGACGGCGCCAACTTCTACCGCAACCCCGACAACCCGAAATATGCCGACGGCATACCGGCAGAGCTCGAGGTGGAGGAGTCGGGCACGCACCAGGACGTGGCCACCGAGGCCGACATCACCGTGAGTGAGAAAAAGAAGCAAGGCAACTATCCGCCCAACGTGGCCAAGGTCTACAAGTGGTTTGCCGACGCCTACAACCTGCGCGACCGCCTGCACCGCGACCTGCGTGGCATCGGCGAGGGCAACGACGCCCAGTCGATGGCCCGTCGCAAGGACCTGGCCACACGCATCGACAATCTGTCGGCGCGGATGGACCGTCTCTACATGCTGCGCGAGGCCTACCACGACAGCGGCATCATCCCCACCGACGAGCAGCTGGCCGAACTGGCACCCAATGCCCCTGCCCCATCTTCCGCCCCGGTGATAGAGGGCGAGTCGTCGTCGACGCTGCGCAAGAAGGACGAGGACTTCGCCTCCATGGGGCGCGATGAGCTCATGCGGCGTGCGCACTCGATGAAGACCGCCATCACGCGCAAGCGCAACATGCTGCTCTACCAGGCCACCAGCAAGAAGGCCAAGGAGAACCCCATGCCCCTCTGCCCCCGCCGCACGAAGATAGAGGCGCAGATTCGCATCCTCGAGGAGAAACTCTACCATGCACGCTCGTGCCTGGCCAAATTCGGATAAGCCATGCCCACCCGGAAAGCACTCGCCGACCTCTCTGCCGACGACATCCTCGCGTCGATACTCGACCCTGAAGGCTCGCCCCTGCCCGCGAAATACGAGGCAGAGAAGCGTCGCGTGATACAGGCCTCCCGACTGTGGGATACCTACCCCAACGAGCGGCGCGTGGCCTACATCCTTCAGGCGAAGTACAACATCTCGCTGAAGACCGCGCTGCGTGATGTGGAACTGGCCAAGCAGGTGTTCAAGACGCAGCACACCTTCGACTACGACGCCACCGCCATGTGGATGATCAAGGACCAGATAGAGCTCATCAACAAGTGCAAGATACAGGGCGACCTGAAGGAGTGGAACAAGGCCAAGAAGGTGCTGCAGGACATGGTGGAGAAACTCCACCCCACCCACGAGGAAGACCCGTCGCGCCTGCAGGCCAACCTGTTCGTGCTCAACGTCACGGCCAACGGCCACCAGTTCCAGATGCCTCTCGACAAGGTGCGCGACCTCGACCCCGACTCTCTGAAGAATCTCATCGACTCCCTGGCACAACCCATCGAGGATGCTGAGGTGGAGGAGATTTTCGACTCATAGTGACAAATCTTCATTTTTTTGACATGAGGACTGAATCATAGTGAAAAATATTCAATTCTTTGACATGAAAAACAAATTGTTGAAAAACCATAAGCTCATCAACTTCCTTGTAGATCATCGCAAGATCACGCTCGTGTCGGTGAACGCCACCCATGTGATATGCACCTTGAGCGACAAGTTCACGCCCGACGACGTGAAGCCTCTCTGCGAGGCCATCGGCCAGTGGCCCATGCCGAGGAAGCAGGGCGACAGGAAGTATATCGTGTTTGAGCGGTTCCCCAACTTCGACAAGAATGGTAATTAACAACGGTGACTACTGGGAGGAGCAGGTGCGGGTGAACCCCGCGCAGATGGCCTTCATGCTGCTGCAGGCCAAGCAGAAGTATGCCATCTTCTCACGTGGTACCGGCAAGTCGTACATCGCCGCCACCGAGGTCGACGAGAACGTGCGGCTCATGCCACGCGGCATCACCTCGCTCACCCAGGCCACCATCGGCCAGGCACTCACCAAGACGCTGCCGTCTACCTTCAAGATGCTCGAGTCGCTCAACTACCGGAAGTACGACTACAACACCCACACCGGCGACTACGTCATCTGCCGGCAGCCTCCCGAGGGATTCATCCAGCCCTACGAGCACATCATGAACTTCGACCACTGCATCACCTTCGCCAATGGCCATGTGCTCTACATCCTCACGCAGGAGGGCAACTCCCGTGGTCCGTCGGTCGACTTCAACATCACCGACGAGGCACTCACCATCAACAAGGAGAAGTTCGACCAGGAGAGTGCCCCTACCAACCGAGGCAACGAGTTCATCTTCGGCAAGAAGTCCGACCATCCCATCCTGAAGCACCACGGCAACCTCTTCCTCTCGTCGATGCCCTATGCCCCGCAGCAGAAGTGGCTGCTCGAGCCTGCGAAATACTACGAGGAGGAGCGTGGCGTGCGCCTGTTCGACACCTGGAACAAGATTGTGAATCTGCAGATGCAGATGATCGAGGCGAAGCTGGCCAACGACAAGGGCAAGTTCCGTGACATCTGGAACGAGTGCGTGCGCCTGCGGAAGACCATCACCCCCTTCGTGTCGAAGGACAAGACGCTCTTCATGCTGGGCAGCATCTTCGACAACATCGCCAACGTGGGTCTGTCGTACATCCTCAACCAGTACAAGGTGATGGACCGACTGTCGTTCATGATAGAGATTCTGAACTACATGGTGGACCGCGTGGAGGACTGCTACTACAAGCTCGATGAGCGCCACATCTATTATAATGCCACCAACGACTCCTACATCCGCGACTTCGCCGAGAACACCGACTGGGACATGCGGCGCCTGGCCACCGAGGAAGACTGCCGCCGTGACCTTGACGTCGACCCACGCGCACCCCTGGAGATAGCCACCGACTGGGGCTCGTCGGCCTCCTTCCTCACCGTGCAGCAGGAAAGGAACTACGACTTCGTCACCCACCAGATGTCGCTGTGGCCTGTGCAGTGCGTGGTCAATGAGTTCTTCGCCATGCGCTCCGAGGAAGACGACACCCTGGTCAATGCCCTGTGCGACAAGTTCTGCCGGTACTACGAGAACCACCCCGTGAAGAAGGTCATCTTCTTCCGTGACCGGTATGGCGATGTGCGCCGTGCCAATGCCAAGAAGTCGTACAACGAGATGTTCGTCGACCGCATGGTGAAGCGTGGGTGGCAGGTGGAGCAGCGTGTGCACGGAGGCATGGAGCCACCGCAGCACGACAAGTTCCTGCTGTGGATGAACATCCTGGCCGAGAGCGACGCGAGGTTTCCCCATGTACGATTCAATGGCGATCACTGCAAGTACACCCTCATCTCGATGAACAACACGAGGGTCATTACCGGGCGCGACGGCAAGTTCGAGAAGGACAAGCGGTCGGAGCGCAACCAGTCGGTCAGCCCACTCGAGGCCACCCACTTCGGCGACTGTGTAGACAAACTCATCTGGACGAAGTACGGACAGCTCATCCGCTCGTCGTATGAGTTCGTGGATGTGAAAATCTGAAAAATTTGTTAAAATGTCATATTTCAGGAAAAAAGCGACTCCAATCGAGATTGGTCGAATAGGGCGCGGCTGGAGTGAGGAAGGAAACGTCGTTTTGATTTGGTGGCATTGAGGGGCTTTTCGGCTGGTTTTTCGGTGATTACGATTTTATTAATGTCTTGGCATTATTCATTAAATATGTGATTTTGGTATGGATTTAGAGACGAAAATTTTAATCTGTTGCCTGCTTCTATTCGTGGCGGGTGTGCTTGTTGGCTGGTACGTCACATGGACGAAATATCACCAAGAGGAAGAGAAGCGGAAGGCTGTGTTGGCATACAAAAACTCCATCAGGACGATGTCTCCTCCTCCCAGTTATGACGAGCACCTGTGCAATATCATTCACGAGCTGAACGACCTGCCCGTGGACGAGTATCGCATTCTTGATGGCGACAAGTTGTTTGTTTTTCAACATATCAATGCTCCAGAGCCAAAAGAAGATGAGACAGGAGAAAACGGTATTGAGTGACAGTCAGGTGGCGGAGTTGCGCCTGGTGTACAAGACGATGACGATAGAGCAGCTGTGCGCCCGGTTCCATGTGGGCACGGTGCGGTTGTATGAGATTCTGCGTGAGCACGGGATGGATGACCGCATGCCCATGAAGCGGAGGAAGACGGAGGTGATAAATGACGCCCAGGTGCGGAAGGAGCCGAAGCCGAAGTGTGCCTACTGCAAGCGCTTTTCCTCATCGGGTGGCGTGATGCAGGAAGGATGGTGCATGAAGTTCCGTAAGCGGGTGAGGAAGTCGGGCTGGTGCTCGGAGTTCCTCCCTCCCCAAGATGGCCAGTTCGTGCAGGTGATTCATCCGTCGAGTTAAGCATGATGAAACCTGCTTAAAATATGTTATACAACATGTTTTGAGAAATAATCCCGGAATCGTGGTGGCGGTTTCGGGATTGTTTTCTATTTTCGTGCGACCAAAACACTATTGATATGAAAAAAATTCTATTACTGTTATGCTTGTTGTTTGCTGCGTCTGCCATGGATGCGCAAAACCGTAAATTCTACATTGATGCTGTCATCACGCCAGCTGATAATGTCAACCAAGGTGTGGATGCCTTCGTTGACCTTGGTACAGGGAAAGATAACACCTATGGTCATCTGAAGGTAGGTGACAAAGTGATTTTCCGTTCGCCCATGGAGATAGTGAACTATTTCACGGGAGAAGGCTGGACGCTCACCCAGATAGTGGAGATAGGCATAGGAGTAGGCAATGCTGCCCTGATGCAGGCTCTTACTGGTATGAGTAGCGAGTTCGATTATCCACACTACATTTTCGAGAAGGAGGCTGGCAGCGTGGACGAAGCGGTAGCCGGCATTGAGTTGACTTCTTTAGAGGAGATGAAGAAATATAAGAAAGAGCAGAAGAAAGAGAAGGCGAAGGAGCGTGCGAAGAAGCGAACCGACGATATGTACTACTGATTTTTATGTTCTACAACATAAAACCATTAAAATCCTTTCCAATTCTTTGCAGATTTGAAAGGATTTTTTTAGTTTTGCAGTGCTAAATTATTCGGGTGGTACGAGATGCCGCCGGTCATAAGCCGGCTATTTTTGTGCCCATACATAGGAAATATTGACACAGCCGTGTCGTGGTGTCGGGTAGCGGTAACGCCCCGAGGGCCTTCACTCGAATAAGCCCAGCAGCACCACACACGGCTTTTTATATTAGCTAAATTATTCGATATGAAAGCAAAGACAATGCAAGAGTCGTCCGCCCTCAGAGAGTGGCTGGACATGGAGAGTAAGAGTTTCACCGCACTGTGCGGTGAACCTTTCACCCATTTCGAGGTGTTGTGCGTGATGGCGGGGTCGATGGCCCTCATCCCCCTGGTGTGCCTCGGTGTATATGTGGTCAGCTGGCTGGCAGGAGGTGCAGCATGAAGATCATGTTCGAAGACGTATTCGTATCGGCAACCGCGCCGAAGTCGGCATCGAAGATCATCGCCCGCATGAGGTGCATGGTCGGCAACGAGACCCAGGATGTTTACTTCCGCCTGTTCCTAAAGGAGCTGCAGGAGATGGTGGCCGCCCATAATGCCAAGAGCAAGAGCGTGCTAAGTCTGGAGTACTACGAAAGCAGAAAGGCATATACAAACTCCGCCAAGAGCAGGACGATATACCTGTTAAAGAAGACGCGGGGCGAGGCAGCGCAGATAGCACGCCTATACGCCACGACGGTGCATGGTATACTCGCAGAGTATGAGGACAAGCTCCATATCTTCTCTTACGAGGAGTGGGACAGGATGAAGGCTAAGCAAGAGAAAGGAGGTGCAGTATGAGCAAGCAGAAACACGAGGGCCATATGGTGATAGGGTCTGCTGAGCTGCGCCAGGGCGCATCGAGGTATGTGGCCGCCCTCGCCGGCGTGATGGAGCAGGTGGTAGGAGACGACAAACCGCTGCATCAGGTGGCGAGTGAGATGCTTCAGATAGGCTACGCCGCGGGCGTCGTCGCCGGCAAGCTCAGCGACGTCGGTATCGAGGGGTTCACCCTCTTACTCCGCGGCATCGAGCTGTCGATGCAGGTAGAGGAGCGCGCCGAACGCATACAGTATGCCGTGTGGGACAAGGACGGCGACCTGCACACGTCGGATGACATGAAGAAAGGAGGTGAGCAATGAGCAAACTGATGCTTAACGCCCGCATGACGGAGATTCTTGGCTCGTTCTTCGATGACGAGGAGATGATGAGCATCCACCTCGACAGCATCAACATCCTTATCTCCATGGTGCTTGACTCCGACGACGACGACCCTCAGAAGGTGCTCGACATGATCAACTTCCTTCACCAGCTGCAGGAAATCTTCCAGGCCGTAAGGAAGGAACTTTTGGAAATGGGGCGTGTCCCCTGCAGATAAAGGCGACTTTCCTATCTTTGCACTATCGAATTGCCATATTGGGTTGAGTTAATAGTGTTAATTTAGGTTGGTTAGAAAAGTGGTTGGGGACTGAGCAATCGGTCCCCGACCTTCAACCAAAAACACGAAACCGATGAAAGTATATATCAGTGGCAAGATCCGTGGCCTTGAAGCGGATGAAGTGAAGAAACTTTTCGGCGATGCCGAGAAGACCCTGAAGGAAATGGGATGCGAGGTGGTGAACCCCCTCACGCTCATGGACGACCTGCCCGCCGCCGTGCGTGATGACGAGCGCAGCCTGCTGCTCTACCTGCTCACCAAGCTCTCGCACTGCGATGCCATCTGGATGATAGAAAACTGGCGACAAGACAGCCATGGTGCTGCCTGCGAGTATCACTTCGCCCGCAGCCTGGGCATGAAGGTAATGAACGCTGACGACGACATGCTCACCCAGTTGCTCTCGAAGCGCTACCGTGCCTACGGCAGCACCGAGGAGTGGATGGCGAAGACCTCTGCCGAACTGGCGATGGAACTCGAAGAGATGGTGGACTGCTCGCCATCTGACGTGTCCGCCTGGCTGCGCGCCCATGGCTTCAAGACCAAGGTGGTGGATGGCACCTATATGTGGGTGGTGTTTGAAAAGGTTTGAGGTTTGAGATTTGAGGTTTGAGGTTTTCATTCCTCTATTGCTCTCGGCTTGCACGATGTTTGAGATTTGAGGTTTTAGGTTTATCATGCTTCTGATTTCGGCTTGCACGATGTTTGAGATTTGGAGATTTTCTGGATATAATCTGTTTTAGTAGTTTAGTTTTTTTATAGGAAATTAGCGATTAGTATTTAATTCTTATTCATCAAGATTCTTAATGTGTTAGAGAATCAACGGATTTTCAATGTTTTGGAGAGGGCTGCCCGAGAGGGTGGCCTTTTTCATTTTTACGTGTCCCCCATGGGCAATGGTTTTTGCGCTATCTTTGCGGAAAACAAAGGATATGGACTCATCTATTGATTTCTCGGTGGCAGATGCCAAGGTGACGGCGATGGAGTTGGACTCCATCGAGTTCTCCAGCCTGACCACGGGCGATGCCCTTGGCATAGAGATAACGGTGTATGACGGCAACACCTCGTCGGTGCACGACAGCTGGTACACCACCTACTACGCCGACCACGATGGCAAGGTGGTGCTGAGCGACCTCGCACGCGTGTGGAACTCGTACATCCTGGAGCACCGCCATGGCGTGATAGAGGAAGACTCTCCCGCCCCACTCCTCGGAGGCCTGAAGGTGAAGATTGCCTACACGATCGTAGCCACGGGAGTGACCGCCAACTGTGTGCGCCACATCTGGTTTGCCACCCGCAAGGACGGCATGACCGTGGCCGCGCTCAACCTGATGGTACCCTACATGAACCTGCGGAAGCGCACCTTCATGGATGCCGAGGAGCGTCTGTATGTGGCCGGCCACACCCTGAAGGCGGTGAACGTGGTGGCCACCTACGTGAAGAACGGCGCGGTGAGCACCACCAGCTACAGCGTGACGGCAGCCGTGACCGACTACTGGGGCTACTGCTACGACCTCTCGCCCGCCTATGTGGCCGAGCATCTGCCGTCGGGAGGAGTGCTGAAGGAATACACCGCCACTCTGGCCGACGGCACGAACTCGTGCACCTGGCTGGTGGAGCAGCAGCACTATGCGCAGCGCACCGAGCTGTGGTATGTGAACCGCCGTGGCGTGTATGAGAGCCTGTGGCTCGTGGGTGCCGAGGAATGGAAGCCCGAGCGCACCGCCGACTACGGATGGGCAGGCGACGAACTGGCAGCCCTTGACGTGGACGTGAGAGACGGCTTCGTGGCCCGCGTGGGCTACGTGGACGAATCCACGCTGGAGCAGCTGCGCGACCTGGCGGCATCGCCCCGCGTGTGGAAGTGGCACCCATCGACGCAGACATGGCGCCGGGTGACCATCACCGGAGTTGGCTTCAGCCGCGTGCGCCCGACGAACCAGGCACGCACGGGTGTGGTGGAGTTCGAGTATGCAAGTAGGTTTGAGATTTGAGGTTTATCATGCTTCGCATGATGAATATCGGCTGCGCCTCGGCAATTAGAGCAAGCTCTATTGCTCTCGGCTTGCACGATATTTGAGGTTTGAGGTTTAAGATTTAAGATTTTTGATATGGATATACTATTCAACAACAAAGGCGTGCCATTGATGTTCACCTGTGGCGAGATGGGCGGTGAGACCTTCACCGACGCTGCCATCCGCCGTAACATGGCCCAGCGCGAGGTGCTGCAGGTGCACGACAACTGGGCCTACGACTACCTCTGGGTAGGCAACCGCAAGGTGGTGTCGTGGGGCAAGGCCAACCAGTTTCCGCAGTGGGCTGCGAAGCTGATCAAGGAGACCACCGTGCTGAACACCGGTCTGCAGTATCTTCTTTTCCTCATGCTCGGGCAGGGCATCTTCGGCTGCCGTGTGGTGGGCATCAACGACGACGGCTCGGAGCGCGTGGAGCCCATCGACGACCCCCGTCTGTCGCGGTTCCTCGAGAGCCGTGTGGTGAGGAAGTACATGGAGAAGGTGCTGCGCGACTACCTGAAGTTCGGCAACGGTGCGGTGCAGTTTGTGCCGACCATGGACCTGCGGGCCATGCAGATACTGAACCCCCTGAATGCACTCTGGTACCGCTACACCGAGCCTGATGCGTTCGGATCGCAGGAGTGTGTGGTGTCGGGATGGTGGCCAGTGATACCACAAGAAGACCAGTATCAGGTGCTGCCCGTGCTGCGCGAGGTAGACCCCGAAGGCCATGCCGAACTGCTGAAGGCAGCCGGGAAGATGCCCAAGGGCTTTATCTACCCCGTGCGCGACTCGTGGAGCAACGAGGAAATCTACTGCGAGCCCCGCTGGTGGCCGGCATGGGTGGCCGGATGGGTTGACATTGCCCACCTCGTGCCCACCTACCTGAAGAAGGCCTACAAGAACCAGACCACCTGGAAGTGGCATGTGCAGATACCCTACTCGTACTGGGAGAAGAAGTTCCCGCCCAACGACTATACCAACCCCGATGACCGCAAGAAGGACATACAGAAATGGATGGACGCCGTGGAGCGGAACCTCATCGGTCCGGACAACGCCGAGAAGCCCCTCTTCACCAACTACGCCGTGAACGAGATGAACGGACGCGTGGAGGAAGAGTGGAAGATCACCGCGCTGGCCAACAAGTATACCGGCAACGAGAACCTCGTTACCTCGTCGGCGGCGAACTCGGAGATTCTCTTCGCGCTGATGGTGAACCCCAACGTGATGGGTGCCGGCATGCCCGGTGGAGCCTACTCGCTGAACCAAGGCGGAAGCAACATCCGCGAGGCTTTCCTGGTGAACATCGCCAACGCCTGGAAGGACCGCCAGCAGCTGCTCGACCCGCTGGAGCTCTACATCAGGATGAACGGTCTGCCCGAGTGCCAGCTGCGCTACCGCTCTACCATCCTCACCACCCTTGATACCGGTGCCGGAACGGCCCACACGCTGTCATGACGAAGGAGATACCCGCCCGCGTGATGCTCGCCGACATGGACGTGCGCTACGACCGCTACGGCAAGCGCCGCACGTTCTCACTGAAGTTCGTGTCGCTCGCCGGCAAGCTCTACTACCTGCCCAACGCCTATGCGCAGGGAGCCGGGAAGATGAACAACAAGGAATACCGGATGCGCGGCATTCAGCCCTGCTGCCCCAGTGGCAACCCCGAGGGTCATGCCTACGCCGTGAAGATAACCAACATTCTGGAGTATAACGGCCACCCGGTGAGCTGGGGAGAGGACAACGCCATGATGGCAAAGGTTTGAGGTTTGAGGTTTAAGATTTGAGGTTTATCATGCTCCGCATGATGAACATCGGCGGCGCCTCGGCAATTAGAGCAAGCTCTATTGCTCTCGGCTTGCACGATGTTTGAGATTTGAGTTTTATTCTTTTGAATTATGATATTTAGTGAAGACTTTTGGAAAAGTGAGGGCGAGATGAAGCGCGTGCTGCCCGTGTCGACAGGCCTGTCGTGGGTGCGCATGGCCCCTCTGCTGGAGAATGCGCAGCGTGACTACCTGGTGCCCCTGCTCGGCGAGAAACTGAGCGACGAGATATCGTGGATATACGAGGAGCAGCAGCCTTCGGAGCGCAGTGCTGCCGAGACCGTGGTGCTCTACCTGGCACAGCGTGCCGTGGCCAACCTCGCCTTCTGGGCCAACTTCGACGCCCTGTCGCTGCGCATCAGCGACCAAGGTTTCCAGCGGCAGGAGTCGGACTCATGGAAGCCCGCCTACAAGTACCAGGAAGACAACCTGCGTCAGAGCTTCGCCAACACCGGTTTCAATGCCCTTGACCAGCTGCTGCAGCAACTGGAGGACCACATGGAAGAGTTCGACGCCTATGAGCAGTCGCCCGCGTGGCTGGAGTCGCAGCGCAGCATCGTGAGGGGCACCGACGAGGTGCAGGACATCTACGAAATCAACAACTCTCGGCTGGTGTACCTGCGTCTGCTGCCCGTCATCCGTCAGGTGCAGGAACTCACCCTGCAGCCCATCCTCGGCGACCATCTCTACGAGGGCCTTGTGGGCTACCTGAAGGGCGAAGTGCCCGAGGACATGGCCAATGTGCAAGAGAGTGTGTGGCGAAGGCTGAGAGACCACTGCCGTAAGGTGGTGGTGATGGCAGCCGTGAGACAGCTGCTGCGCACCACGGGCACGATAACCAACCGTGGTGCCTACTTCACCTCGGTGGGCGGAGGTGGCGGCACGCAGAACACCCAGCCCGTGCCCGACGCACGGCTGAGTCTGCTCATCGCCGACGCCGAGCGCGCCATGGCAGGCTACACCGCCCGCCTGACGAGCTACGTGAGAGTGTGGATGCCAGAGCAGTTTGGCGGTGCTCCGCTGCGTGCCCTGGACCGTGACAACGAACAGAAACCCGCCTTCTGGGCATGAGAGATGAGAGAACTGGAGTATGAGTACAAGGTGTGGTGGTGCCCCTGGCGCAGGCGGACCACGGCAAGAGTGCCCTCGCAGTGGCATGAGATAGACCGCGAGCGGCTGCTCGCCGTGTCGATGGCTGCGATGGGCGCCATCGAGTCGGAGGAATACTTCGCGAGGATGCTTGGCATGCCACAGTGGCTCTACTCCCGGCTCGACAGCTGGAGCATCTACCAACTGCAGCAACAGTTGCGGTGGATAGACGAGGGCCGGGCTGAGACCACGCGGATGATCATCGACAAGGTGGAGACGCTGCGTGCCCCCGGCGACGCCCTGGACGGCGTGAGCCTGCAGCAGTTCATGACGGTGGACACTTTCTTCGACCAGTATACCAAGAGCATCACCGACGAGAAGAAGGAAGGCGACATCAGGCTGCTCTGCCGGTTCGTGGCAGCCCTCTACCTGAGGCCCCGCGAGCGCTACGCCCTGGAACCCGTGCGGAAGACACTGTTCGACCTGCCTGGGCAGAACCTGAGGCTGGTGGACATCGACGCCAACGCCCGGATGCTGGAGCAGCGTGCCGACCGCGACATCCTGCATGCCATCCACCTGAACTGGATACTCATCCGCTCGTGGCTCTCGAGAGCCTACCCCTATATGTTTCCGGAGAGCGACGGCGAGGGCAACGGGCCAGCCGTGCGCAATGTGTGGCTGACGTTTTTCGACTCGTTCGTGGGCGATGACGTGGCCCACATGGACGAGTACCGCCAGATGGCCTGCACCGACGCCTTCCGCGTGATCAACAAACGAATCAAGGACTCCCTGAAGAAAAAATGATGGAAAAGGTAAAAAATCTCTTTAAAGTTTTGGCACATAAACACCTCTTGGTGGGACACGAGGAATACGAGCCCCATTTCGCCTATCTGAACGACGAAAAGGACATGCTGCTGCCCGCCAATATGGCCTACCCCTTCGTGCTCTTCGGCCACGGAGGCTTCGAGGTGCTCGACGGAGGCGAGATGCGCCGATGGAGCCTGCTGCTGAGCGTGCAGACCCATGTGACCGACACTGGCGACGACCGTGAGAAGAACCGTGCACTGAACCTCTGCGCAGGGATTCTGGACGACCTGCTGGTGCGCGCCACCTCGCTCCCGATGAAGATGAAGGAGCCGTGGACGCGTGGCTTCGATCTGGACGGTGCCCATGGCGCTCCCATTGAGAACGAGGCCGACGCCCTGTGGGGATGGATGATTGAGTTCTCGGTGGTGCTGCCCTGGTGCAAGGACATTCCGAAGGACAGGTGGAAAGACTACGACTACTTAGACAACGCGTGACCATGGAAGAGACGAGAATGACGAAAGAGGAGTTCGAGGGCGTCATCAGGGAATGGGCCAAAGAAGCAAGAACCGAGATGCGCGGTATCCTGCGCTCGAAGACCCACGGCACCGGACAGCTGCAGAAGATCAGCGTGACGGTGGGCGAGAGCAAGAAGACCACCTCGCACTATGCCGGCTTCAGGATACTGCGCTACGGCGTGTATGTGGCCTACGGCGTGGGCCGCGGGTGGATAAGGCAGAACGGCAAGGTGGTGCGTGGCTCACGGGTGAAGAAATACAGCGAGATGTGGTACCAGATGCGCAAGAAGGGATACACCTCTGCAGAGATAAGCAAACACGCGGTAAGCGGCAGCACAGAAGAAGGTAGAAAGCCCGTGGACTGGTTCGACAGCGTGCTTATCAAGAAGATTGGTCAGCTGGCCGACCTGGCAGCCGACTACTATGGCGACTACAGTCAGAGCCAGATGCTCGATGTGCTCAACCGCGCCACCATCAAGAAAAACTATACAACATCAGACTTATAGAATCATGGCAGACAAGATAGCAAAACGCACCGTCAAAGTCTACATCGACGGCAAGGAGGTAGAGGCATCGGTCGGAATGATCAACAAGCAGGTGCGCAAGTTGCAGGGCGAGATGAAGAACCTGACCATCGGTACCGACGAATACAACCAGAAGGTCAAGGAAATCCGCCAGCTGAACGGCATTCTGGAAGAGCACCGACGCAAACTCAAGGGAGTGGGCGAAGAGGTGGGTGGACTGAAAGGCATGTTCGCCAACCTGAAAGGCCAGTGGACGAAGTTCACCGGATGGTTGGGCGTGTCGGTGGCCGGCATCGGCACTGCCATGAAGCTGATAGGCGACAACATCTCCACTGCCCTGAACTTCGAGAAGTCCATCTCGCAGCTGTCGGCCCTCACCGGAAAGACCGGGGAAGAACTGGAGCAGCTGAAGAACTACGCCATCGAGTTGGGCGGTTCGACCACGCTGAGCGCCTCGGAGGTGGCCGACGCCTTCAAGATGATAGGAAGCCAGCAACCTGAACTGCTGAAGAGCGGCGAGGCACTGCGCGACGTGACGGCGGCCACCATCATGCTGAGCGAGGCGGCAGGCATAGAACTGTCCACCGCTGCCCAGACGCTGTCGACCTCCATCAACCAGTTTGGCGGTGACTCTGCCAACGCCACCCGTTTCGTGAACGTGCTGGCAGCAGCATCGCAGCAGGGAGCAGGAGACATCGCCTTCCTGGGCGAGGCCATCTCAAAGAGCGGTGTGCTGGCCAATGCCGTTGGCACCAGCTACGAGGAACTGGTGGCCAACCTGGAGATGCTGGCACAGGCAGGTATGGACGCATCGACTTCAGGAACCGCCCTGCGCTCCATCATCGCCAACTTGGAGAAGCAGAGCAACGACGAGTACAAGCCATCGGTGGTGGGTCTGACGGAGGCCTTCCACAACATGAACGAGGCGCACCTCACGACGGTGGACTACCTCGGTCTGGCGGGCAAGCAGTTCTTCTCTCAGGCGATGATCCTGGCAGAGAACGCCGACAAGGCCCGCGACCTGACCGATGCCATCACCGGTACCAACACCGCCGAGGAACAGGCACGCATCAACACCGACAACCTGGACGGATCTATCAAGTCGCTCGGCTCGGCATGGGAAGCGCTTAACCTGCACCTGAACTCGTCGAACGGTCTGCTGAAGACTATTGTGGACTGGCTGAAGGAGGTTGTGGTGTGGGCCGACAGAGCCCTGCAGAGCCTGCAAAGATATGTCAACTTCACACCCGACAGCGGAGCCGGACTGGATGAGTTTGACGAGAACGGCAACCTCATCGGGAAGTGGAATCCGCAGACTCACCGCCGGGATCCGGTAGAGCGAGACCAGTTTGGCAACTATGTGGTGGTAAAGAAAGGCTCCTCTCCTACTCCAACACCATCTCCGGCACCCGAGCCACCATCACCTCCCTCTGGCGGCTCTTCGTCCTCGTCGAAAAAGAAGGGGAAGAAATCGGGTAGCGGGAGAAAGTCGGGAAAGACCGCAGCCGAAATCGCAGCAGCTGAGCAAAGGAAGCGTGAAAGGGAGGAAGCCCGACAGGCAGCAGAGGCACGCAAGAAGGTGCAGGAGGCGGTGAAGGCCGTGGATCTGGAGTATGACCAGAAGGCTGCCGCCCTGCGCGAGCAATACATGAAGGGCGAGATAGGCAGCCGTGAGGAACTGGAGAACAAACTGGTGGACCTGGAGCGTGAGGCCATAGAGAAGAAACTCGCCATCGCCGGACTGGAGCCAGAGAAGCGCCAGAAACTCACCGACAAGATACTGGAGCAGCAACAGTCGCTCTATGAGAAGATGAAGGCCTCGCTCGAGCGCATCAGCGAGGAACAGCGCACCGACTACGAGAACCAGCAGGCCGCACTGGAGAAGAGCATGGAGGAGCAGCGCAACATCCTGCTGCGCGCCTATGAGCAAAGGCTTCTGGACAAAGACGCCTACGAGAAGGCCATGAAGGCCCTCGACGATGAATATATCATTAAGTCGAAGCAGATATCCATCGACCAGGCCGATGATGAGGAACGCCAGACGAAGGAGCACAACGACCTGATGGAGAGCGAGACCCGGAAGAAATATGCCGTGTTCCTCGCTATCGCCGAGAACTTCTCCAACGTGATGGACAAGACCATGGAGGATCTCTTCGACAAGGGTGTCAAGGGGCTGAAGACCTTCCTGAAGGAGATTTTGAAGACCACGCTTGACGCCATCGAGAAAGAGATGCTCGCCTTCTATGCCAAGGCCTTGATGCAGTCGCTGGAGGAGTCGTCTTGGGCCGGTGTGGCTTCGGCTGCGGGAAAGATGGCACTCGTATCCACAGCCTTCGCAGCAGCCAAGGCGGCCATCGGCTCCTTCGCCGTAGGTGGCTACACTGGAAAGGGAGGCAAATACGAGCCTGCCGGTACTGTTCACCGTGGAGAGTACGTGCTGCCCCAGGAGGCTGTGCAGAACCCCGCCTTCGCTCCTGTGCTCAACGTGGCTGAGATGGCCCGCCGCTCGGGCAGCATCGCCAACGTGAGCAGCCGTGACATCGCCAGCGCCTACGGTGCCGCAGGAGGGCGTGAGGGACTGGCCATGGTGGCCGAGGTGCGCAGACTGGCAACCGTGGTGACCAACCTGCGCGACCGACTGGACGACCCCATCACAGCCGAGACCTACACCGTGGGCCGTGGCGGTATCAACGAGGCGCAGGGCCTCGTGACGAGAATGAAGAACAACGCATCGCGACACAGAGGATAAAACCATCATACCATGCTGAAACTATATATCGACGGACATCCGGTAAACATCTCGAAGGGCACTCGCACCGACTATTACGAGAAGAACCCCTTCTTCACCAACGAGGGCGACTACACCCTCGACATCGACATCAATCTGAACGACCCGCAGAACGCGAAGCTCTACAACTACATCCACCGCATGGACAGAGTGAGGCGCCAACGCCGACGCGAGGCCATACTGATGGATGAGCGCGGCGTGCTGATGAGAGGACAGGAGGTAGTGCTGGGCACGCAGAACGGTGTGGCGAAAATCCAGATCGTAGGTGGCGTGTCGGAGCTCAACTACCTGATGGGCGACAAGAAGCTGCAGGACCTTGACCTGTGGAGCTCGTTCGACAGCGACGAGGTGGTGTATCCCCCGGTGTGCTCGTTCAACGAGTCACCCCATGCCGAGTTTGGACTGATGGACTCGACACAGTTTGATGACTCGGAATCGGCAAGGAAACTGGTGTGGCAAATCGTGAATAACCCCAACTGGAGAGTGAGCGACAACGCACTGGTACAGTCGAACCCATGTCCGCAGCCCTATTTCTGGGCCATCATCAACCGAGTGATCACTGCCCTGGGATTCGGCGTGGGCACCAACGTGGTGCAGACCGACCCCCGATATTCGCAGATGATCATGGTGCACGCCTTCCGCTCGAGGTACATCGCCGACATCCTGCCGAGGTGGACGGTGAGTGAGTTCTTCGACGAGATACAGAAGTTCTTCAACGTCATCGTGTCGGTGAACAAGGCCACCCACGAGGTGAACATCGAGCATGCCTGGTCGTTCCTCGACCCCACCACTATGGTGACCGTGAAGCATGAGGACATCATCGACTGGGTGGAGAAGGACTTCGACCATGAGAACGAGATGACGATGGTGAGCTATAACTCCGTGCACTACAAACTGACCGACAAGACCATCAACAAGTATGCCGCACTGGAGCAATCGCTGGTGCGCGACTGCGACATCATAGCGGCGGAGACGGTGAGCGGAGCGAGAGCCTACGATGCCCGGTACAACGTAGGTATCTGGAAGGCCATCGAGGGCGATGAGTCTTTCCTTCCTGCCACATCGCCCACCAGCGACGTGGAATATGACTATGGCCGTCATCACATCTACACCCAGCAGATCGACGGTGAGGAGAGGCGGTTTGTGCTCTGGAGCGTGGAGGACAACTACTGCGCGATGAAGATGGTGGACATGTTCGGAGCGAAGAAAAGCGTGAGAGAAGGAGACCCGGATGTGGAGATGAAAATCGTGCCGGCAAGGATGGTGACGTCGCCCATCAAGGGCAACAACTCGCACTGGTGGCAATATCCACTGCCTGCCGTTGATGGCGAAGCATCGTCGCAGAAGGGCTTCTCTGTAGGCGTATACCAGTCGGAGGAGCCGAACGAGAACATCAACGACGATATCAAGACCGGATACAAGGAAGAGGAGAGCGACGACCGCGCCGACGTGATGTTCGCCGCCTTCTACTTCGGCGAGCTGTCCATCAACTGGGAGGACCCGGTGAGCCAGACGCCCAGCGGACTCGTGGTGCCCGTGGCATCGCCCGACTACCTGGTGCAGCTGCACAGGCTGAGCGACAGTCCTGCCGACGGTATCTTCTGGCGCTGCGCCCGCACCATCAAACTGGGCAGCGACCTGAACCGAACGATGGCCATCCGTGGCGAGCATGGCATGGATGCCTACAGCTATTCGAAGAATCCGCTGGTGGACACCTCGGTGGAGTACAAAGTGCGCTTCCGCTGCGCAAGGGCACTCGACGTGAGGCGTGTGTGGCTCATCGAGAACAGGCGCTTCTACTGCAAGGAACTGAAATATGACATCGCCGACGGGCGCCGTAGCGAGGTGGTGGAGGGACGGTTCTTCCCACTGCTCGAGGCAGGCGCAGGCGAGGGAGGCGAGAGCGTGTTCTACGTGTCGTACAACCTCTCACGCGTGGTGATCGATCACCGCGTGCTGGAGGTGGCCGCCAACGATACGCTGCACCTGGAGCTGAAGCTGGAAGGTGGTGGAAGCGCATCTGCCGTCATCGCCGGTACCATCGTGATGGGCAACGTGGACGTGACATCGAGCGCCCTGACGGTGAGCGGAAGGACAGCCACCGTGCACATCGACCATGTGACCGGAGATGTGCTGGTGAAGGCATGGAAGGCATAGAGGGTGTCCCCTGCTCCGAGAATTTGAATCATTATTTTTGTGGAAAAATAAACGATAACTATGGCAAATCTTATCATTATACCAGACGAGAACGCGTTCACGCTTAGAATCGCCGGAATGATCAGGACGGGTGACTACACCGAGGACGTAGACTTCAGCGTGGTGACCGACCTGGGCGTGCACTTCATCAGGCGTGGGCGGATAGCACAGGAGTTCTCGCTCGACGGGCAAGGACGCATCGTGATCGAGAACGAGGGCAACCTGGCGCGTGGCGTCTATGGTGTGGAGCTCTACGGCTACTACCATGGAGAGAAATGGCGCGCATTCGCCAAGAATGTGTTCGCCATCGTGAACAACACCGAGGAACTGCTCCCGGTATATGACGCAACCATCGACGTGGGCTTCGGCGGCGGTGGTGTGTCGCCTGCCTTCGTGGAAGCAACACTGGCCGCCCATAACGCCGACCAAGAGTCACACCCCGACCTGCGCGAGGCACTTGGAGGGAAGGTGAGCGACGTGAAAGTTGGTGAAACCAGCATCGTGGAGAACGGCGTGGCCACCATCAACCCCGACAGCCTGGGCAAGGTGGATGACGTGAAGGTGAACGGCGTGAGCGTGCTCGAGGGCAAGGAAGCCAACATCACCATTCCGGAGAAATTGAGCGATCTGCAGAACGACAGCAACTTCGCCGACAAGGCATACGTGAACGGGAAGGTGGCCGCTGCCGGCAAGGTGGACGACGTGCAAGTGAACGGCGTGAGCGTGCTCGAGGGAAAGGTGGCCGAGATTGAGATGCCCACCAACGTGAGCGAGCTGACGAACGACAGCGGATACCAGACGGCAGACGACGTGGCACAGACCATCGAGGATCTGCAGGAAGGCATCAGCGTGGAGGGAGAAACATTAATCATCTAAGGACATGGCAAAAGGGTTCTATATAGGCACAGATCTGAAGTTCAAGATCGATATCCAGGCCGACGGGTTCGACATGGAGTACGATGACTTCAGCGTCGCTCTGAAATGCGGCAACAACACCATCGAGGTGCCCAAGGAGAACATCGTCAACGACGGTGAGGGCAATTGGTTTGTGCTCGTCAGTACCGATGCCTTCAGGGGAGGCGGTCTGGTGTCGATGATAGTGACCGCCTATGTGCCCGACGAGGATTTCCCATCGGGCATCCGGCGAGAAGTGGAGAAGATAGAACTTTGCGTCATCAAGAGCGTATAGATATGGGTTGTCTGACAGTCATGGTGAGTCCTGCGCTGCCCACGGTGGCAGCAAATGTGGTGGTCTTGGGAGGCGCACATGCAAGTGCTTCCGAGAACTCCTCGCATCCGGATGTGAACGCGAGGGTGCTCAACCGCATAGAGGCCACCGCGAGCGACATGCACTCCGACGTCAAGATCTCTGCCTGGATCGTCTGCCGCGCAGGCAACCGGGAGGCGTATCTCGCCGTGCAGGAAGGCTGGCTGATGACCATTGATGACGGATATCTAACGGTAAGGAGGTTGTGATATGGCTACATACAAACTTGACAGGACTGGCCCAGAGGTGGAGGAACTGCTCGACAAGATTGATGACCTGAAGGATGCCACCACCACCAAAAGCGGAACGATGGCTGCGGAGGACAAGCGGAAACTCGACCAACTGGAGAAAGACGAGCCGCTGAGCATCCTCGAGATAGATGAACTTTTAAATTTCTAAAACAAAAGAGAGCATGGCAAAGTATTTGGATTCAACAGGCTTGACCTACTTATGGGCGAAGATAAAGGCATGGGTGGGAAGCTACGTGTCGCTGGCCAATGGAAAGATCACCATCGGCGGCAATGAGATTACACCGCTGACGACCCATCAGGACATCAGCGGAAAGGCCGACAAAGCAACTACACTTGCAGGATACGGCATAACCGACGCGAAGATAGCGAACGGCGTGATTACCCTTGGGAGCAATTCCATCACTCCGCTGACATCCCACCAAGATATTAGCGGCAAGGTCAACACCTCTGCGGTGGGTGCTGCCAATGGAGTGGCAAGTCTTGACTCAAGCGGCAAAGTTCCATCATCGCAACTTCCGTCATACGTTGACGACGTGATCGAGGCCTATGCAAGGGCTGGCCAGACGGCTCTCTCGCAGAACTGGCTCGCTACAGGCAGCGCATCTGGCACTGTCATCACTCCGGAGGCCGGAAAGATTTACGTCCTGATGGCAGACAGCGGCGACTATGCCGCAAACACCCAGTTCAGATGGGGTGGCAGTGCCTATGTGAAGCTCGCCGACGGTGGCGTGAGTGCGATTACGAATGCAGAGATTGACGCTATAGTGGCTAATTAGTGAGGTATGCCGAAGTATTTGGATACGACAGGGTTGAGTTATGTGTGGGGAAAGATAGTCAGTCTTTTCGCCACAAAGGACGAGCTGAATGCGAAGGCGGATGCCGCTGATATCCCTCAGTATGTCATCTGCACGCTTTCAGCATATCAGGCAATGGCTTCACACGACCCAGACACCTATTATATCATAATATCCGAGAGCAATGCCCAATCTTGACTTGAGTATAGCGAAGATAATGCACGGTGACACACCGGTGCTGAGAATCATGGAGGGCGACACGAGGGTGTGGCCTTCAGGAACTGATATGGTTGTGGATGCGTCGCTGACGAACATCACATCAAGCATTTCCTTGCCTGCATCGGTAGCACCGAACAGTTCTTTCACGGTTACTCTTACGCCTGAGGCGAGTCATATCATCAACCAGATCTCTGTGACTATGGGTGGCGTGGACATCACATCGTCTGCATACAATGATGGTGTGATAACTATCGCAGAGGTCACAGGTGACGTGGTTATCATCGCCTCGGCATTGGAGGTCATCACGTTTGAGGATGCCGCCGTCAAGGCAATATGCGTGGAGAACTGGGGTGGAAATGTCATTGAGGGAGAAATAACCCCAACGGAGGCTGCTGCGGTGACAACGCTTGATAGTAAATTTTACAATAACACCACGATTGTGAAATTCAACGAGTTCAGGTATTTCACTGGAATCACAAACCTGTATCGGTCAGATAATAATGGAGCGGTTGGTCAGTTCTACCATTGCGACAATCTTGAGGAGATTACGATGCCAGCAGCCAATATAACCAACTTGGGCGGTGCTTTCAGAAGGGCTTTCTCCACAGCGGCCAAAGCGGTTACTGTAGATCTGACGCCAATAACAACACCATCATCAACATCTATTGCCTTTTCGGGTGCTTTCCGTGAAGCATATAAGGTGGCAAAAGTAATACTGCCAGGCTTTAAATCTGGGTCTTCGTGGCAATATGCTTTTCGTGTTTGTAGTAGTCTTGTGGAGATAGAGATTCACGGGACCCTTGATTTAAGCAGTGTGACCTCGTTCTCAAACGCTTTTTACACTTGTTCAAAACTATCCACAATCACAGGTGTTATAAGTGGAATCAGTGCAAACATAGATTTATCGGCATGTCCATTGACAAGAGACTCTGCGCTTGTCATATTGAACGGATTGGCAACAGTGTCTGGAAAGACTTTGAAATTCAAGGCATCAACTACGGCGCTTCTTTCAGCTGAAGATATTGCGATAGGAACGGCAAAGGGATGGACAGTCTCATAGTATACGATTAAACACATATAAAGATGGCAGATATTAAACAAATTTATTCAAGGAAGAAGGACACCACCTACAACATCAAAGATGAGGTGGCGAGGACTACCAAGCAGGACAAGATAGACAATGTCACTGTCGACTATCAAGAGGATGGTGGCAGTCCTGATGCTTCAGCACAATTTGAGGGAGGCACGCTGGCTTTCGCCATGAAGAACCTGAAGATGAGGTTCAGCGAACTGACTGAGGAGGAAAAAAAGGAGATAACCGGACCGAAAGGTGACGCTGGCGATTCTGCCATCTTCGACCCAAGCACGGGCAACATCTCCACCATGAAGCAGACAACTGGCGATGACACGCTCAGCCCTATGAGCCAGAAGGGCGTGACGGACAAATTCAATGAGGTGTGTGATTTCACCATACGGGAAATAGATGGGAGTGTAATCACATATAATGCACATCGCATTACTGACAATACTTGGTACACTAGGAATGATTCTGCCGCTAATCCTTCAGACGGATGGTATATCAACGTGGTTAAGTACCGAGGCATGAGGGTCGTGCTTACTCCGCAAGAAGGTAAAAAAGTCAGGTGCGCTTTTACAAAAAATATTCGTGCACACATTAGTTCCTCTGCCGCTGTTGGAGATTATGAGATAGTCGACGGGACAAATGTGACAGCAGATACCGCAGTATTATATGCTGGAGACTACGACGCACCTATCTACCCTGCGGATGCAGATACCGCCATTGAGGCTATCGTCCCGAATGACTGCAACTATCTCTGGGTGTCTCGCTTGTATGCCGCTTCTGGAAATATCGCACCAGCGTCTATTTCCATCATAGAGAACAAGTCGTTGAACGATGTGGCTGAAATATTGCGCGAGGAAGCAGATGCAAGAGTTGAGCAGACAACTGGGCAGAGTACAACTCAAGTGATGTCGCAGAAGGCAACCACCGATGCCATCAATGAAATCAGTTATGGCAAACTGAAGGAGATAGACACCTCGACAATCAAGTCCAATGCAGGGCGCATTTATCAGAACACTTGGTACAGGCCGCAGTCTTCTGGCAGCAAGTCCAACGGATACATCATGCCCATAGATGAATATAGAGGTTGCAAGGCAGTCTTTACTCCAAAGGAGGAAACGTTGGAGGCAGAGGTCAGTATGAGGATTGCTTTCTGCACTGCTCCGTATGTGGAATATCAAGCGGTGCAATACTGCCAGGGAACTTCTCTCTACACATCAAAAGAGGCGATAACCTTTGATGTGCCAGATGATGCCAACTACCTTTGGATTGGAGTCCTTATCAGCAGTGTCGACTGCCGTCCTCAAAAGGTGGAGTTCTATGGAAGGAAGACAGCAGAGGATGTAGCAAAACTTGAAGAGAAAGTATCCTTGCTTGAGGAAAAGGACAGTAACCCTACTATGATAACTCAAGCGAAATTCAGTGAGGCGAACGTGTCCTTGCTCCACTTCTCAGACATCCACGCAGACGCACTTGCAATGGAGGCCATCAGAGGCTGGGCAGACGAGAAGGGCAAGTACATTGACGATATTCTCAATACGGGTGACACTGTGCTGGCATACTATGGCGATGCCGACGCATGGACTAATATCAAGAAATATGGACTTGACCAAGCCCTCTTTGCCGTGGGAAACCACGACCGAAGGACAACAAGCGGATATAAGACAGTGCCAGTCGCTGATGCCTACGCCACCTACTTTGAGAATGTGGAAGAATGGGGCGTGACACAGCCTGAAGGCGCAGCCGAGAATTATCTCATGTACTACTACAAGGACTATGCGGCAGGGGTGAGACTGATTGTCCTTGATGGCGAGGCACAGGATGCGAACCAAGTGGCATGGCTGACAAGCACACTCGCTGATGCGCTTGCCAATAACTTGACGGTTGTCATTGCTGCGCATTATGTGCCCGGCAATTTCTCCGAGGACTATATTGTCGGCACACCTTGCGGAAGGTCTACATTCCATGCCGCCAACTATTCAAGGATGGAGGAAATCAACTCATATTTCAAGATGGGAGCCGCCTACCCTCAAGCCGTGCAAGATTTCATTGATGCTGGCGGGAAGTTCGCCATCTGGCTTTGCGGTCACTACCACCTTGACCTACTTGCATACGCATGGAAAGGATGGGGTAGAAACATGTCAACTGATGACGGAGGTAACTACTATACCGATGGAGGCAACAAGGTGTATTGCGAGAAATCAGACATCCTCTTTGCCGCTATCAACAAGGCAGGGATGCACAATGCCGACAGCAGAGCAGATAGGTCGGTGCTTCGCCATTGCGCCAACTTCGTGACCATCCAGCCAGCGAATAACTTGGTTAAGATAATCCGTGTCGGTATCAACATAGACAAGTTCTTGAGGCCGATTAATGTGATTACCTATGATTATACGAAGAAGGAAATCATAACGAATTATTAATGAGAATCACACCACAACAAGCCCTTGAGCGGATACAAGGCAGCGGAATGACACGGAAGGCGAATGGGAAGTCGATGCAACTCCTTCACTCCGTGAAATCTTCTCGGGAGGAAAGGCTATATGTCTTTGGTCGTGGGGAGACTGCAATCGTTGCCCCTGCGGATGACACCATTCAGCCTATTATTGCGGAATTTGACTACGAATTGGGTTGTATCAACCCAGCCGCACAACTGATGCTAAACGACTATGCAAAGGTCGTAGCATCGGTGCAAAGTTGTGGTGCGAGAGTCCCGACCGCATCTCCCTACGGCTACGTTGCTCCGCTCTTGGGTGATGTGGCTTGGCATCAACACGAACCTTTCAATGATGGCTTGGTGTTTGTGGAGTACAAGCCTACGAACGGCATCGAGGAGAAGAGTATTGTTGGTTGCCCTGCGACTGCCTTGAGTATGCTGATATACCACTGGGCGAAGCAAGGGAGACCGAGGGGATGTGTGGCCACCCCGGCATACCTCTCAAAGAGCATGGGCGGTTACCGCTTCAGGGTGACGAAGGAAGACGCACGGCAGTCATTTGACTTCGGGAATATGTTGGATGTCTATACGAAGCGCAAGAGTGCCAAGTATGTGGACGTGGTGACCTACACTGATGTGCAGGCGAAAGCCGTGGCAGACCTCTGTGCCCATGTAGGCAAGGCCATGCAATCGTATTACTCCCCAACCGGGAGCGGCCAGTTCCCTGCACAAGTGGTGGAGGCGATAGAGCAGAAACTCCATCTTGGAAAGGTCACGTTATATGAGCAGCCGACGAGTGCCGACCAATACGACGAAACCTATCTTGACAAGGTTCGGGAGAGCCTGACGAAGGGCATCCCTGTTCTTGTGTGCGGCTACACGGGCAAGCAAGCAAATGCAAGTGGCCATTGGTTCATTGCCGATGGCTACAACCCATCAAATGATACATTCCATATCAACTGGGGGTGGGGACTTGGTTTTAACAATGGCTGGTTTGCAATGAGTTTGTTGTCGTACTTGAAGAAAGAAACAAGTTTTAACTTTTCATTCAAGAAGACCTTCGTGGTGTGGGACGAAGAACCATCGCTTTTGTTTGATGTGAATGGGGATGGTCTTATCAACATGTCCGATGTTACCAAAGTCATCAATACATCCATTAAGGGCGAAAACAACCCACCATGCGATGTAAACTATGATGGCAATGTGGACAACGGAGACGCGCAAGAAATCATCAACACAATATTAGGGAGGAGCAAGCAATGAACGACAATGAAGAGAGAGAGGAAACGACCGATATTGACCCGGTCGAGTTGGAAATATTTTTAAACTAAAGGAGATTAAGTAATGGTTGAAATTCTTGTAGGGACGAAGATGATGATGATGGTGGTGTCGGTGGTATCACTGATAGTGTTGGTCGCTATGGTTGTTGACTTGGCGGCGGGCTTGTACAAGGCGCATCTGCGTGGTGATGCGCGTCGTTCCGAGGCTCTCAAGCGGACAGGGTATAAGTTCTGCTTATATCAAGGCACAATCTTGATAGCGAGCGGCATTGACACGCTTGTCCACCTATCGAAATTGTATCTTTGGTTCGGTTGGGACTTGGTCTACAATCTCCCATTGGTGACCATCGCACTTGGCATCTTCTGGTGTTTCGTGGAGGCATTGTCGGTCAAGGAAAAGGCCGACGAGAAAACCCATTCGGACATAGCCAAGGCAGAGCGGATGGCCAAGGCTCTGCTCAAGATTGTCGAGGCTATGAAGAAAGGAGAAGTACCCGACCCAGACACCATTGAGGAACTTGGTAAGGACTTGCACACCGAATCCAAAAAGAAAGAGTGATGAAGATAGAACACGTTCGGATATTCACGACCAAGGGCACTGGCACTTCACCCGGCTACACCATCTCGCACATCTATGTGAATGGCGAGTATGCGTGTGACGCAGTTGAGGATTACGACCGGGGCCTTGACCAAGGTATGACACTCGCGGAAATAAGAAAGCGCAAGGTCTACAAGCAGACCGCCATTCCGACGGGGACGTATGAGTTGACGATGAATGTTATTTCCCCAAAGTTCTCGCAGATGGAGTATTACAAGAAGTACTGCAAGGGAAGGATGCCGAGGCTGCTGAAAGTGCCCGGTTATGATGGAATCCTCATCCATAGGGGCAGCAGCGCAAACTCGTCGGCAGGGTGCATCATCGTCGGCTACAACACGATTAAAGGCAAGGTGACCGAATCGCAGAAGGCTTGGGAGAAACTGATGAAGACCTACCTCATGCCGGCCAAGGTGCTGGGTGAGAGCATCACGTATATTATCACCAGAAAATATAAAGTGGCAGCATGAAGACAAGAAGAACGGAAAAAGGATTTCTCGTCATTGACGGAGGCCCTATGGATGGAGTATTGATTCATGAAAGTAACATATCTGCACCAGATATGAGAAAAAAGACTGGAAAAGTATAATATATGCAACCGACAAAACAACAAGAGACAGGAATGGCCGTCATCGGTGTGGCAGTGATGTTGCTCATCGTCCTGCTCACGATGTGTTCGTGCGCCACCAAGAAGGTGGTGGAGGAACGGGTCTACGTGCATGACACCGTCACTGTGCACAAGAGCGACACCGTGGTGGATGTGCGTGTGGTGCAGCAGCATGACACCATCACCAACACCGAGGTGCATACCTTCACCGTGAACAATGTTGGCGACACCATCAAGGAGGTGCACCACTTCCATAACACCGAGAAGACGGTGGTAGTAGACTCCACTTATAGGTACAAGGCGAAACTTGACTCCCTGCAGGCCATCATCGACAGCCGGCAAGAGCAGGTGGTGGAGGTGAAGAAGTCATCCAGGCAGAGTACTCTGCAGATGATTGTGGCCGCACTCATCATCATCGTGGTGACTGTCGCCCTGCTACGCAGAAAATGACTTTTTTCCATACATTATATATATATGTACGTTAAGGTTTAAAAATGCGGCTAATTATTGATTGAAAACCCATTGGAAACCGCTCGTCCGTGAGGATGGGCGGTTTTTTGTTGTGTTGTTGTGTTGTTGTGTCATAAAATGCCATCATAATTCAGCAAACACCCCGATGCCATCAATGACATCGGGGCTTGGATGGACCCGCAGGCGAACGGGCCACTTTTGTCTTAATAAGGCCAATGAAAGCCTCG